GCCTATTTTACAGAAGTCTTTAAAAGAGGTATCGCTAAGGGATTTAACGAACTTTACAAAAAGAAGGGAGATAACGAAAATTTAATCAAACTGATATCTATTGAAGGATCAAATGATGGCCAGGGTCTACATTCTTTGTAAAGAATAGTAGCTAAAGGTTTATAATATCAGTTGACTCAATCAAAGTGTAAGTAAATCTATTTCCGTGAATTTTCGAAGCTTTTTTACAAAGTGACATAAATGCATCAAAGTCTTTAACTTTTTTGAAAACTTGACATCCTTCTGACCAATTTTCAACCCAAGTTGAATCAGTTCCTGCTTTGTGTATATTTATTCCAAACATTCCCGTGTCTGTTGATCCTTTTTCAAAAACTAAGTTCTTATTTGAATCTCTCCAAACAGAAACTTTACCTAATCTTTGACAAAGAGCAAAATATTTAGCCTGATGTTTATCAATTTGATAGACATCTTTATACTGATTTGGTATAAGTCTTGCCACTCCTTTTTTATTACTAAATTGCTGAACTCCTTTTTTACCCGGATCAGTTGTGGCTTGCCAAATATTAAACTGCCAATTTCCAAGTTGATCTTTGTATGAAACAGTCAAGAAGTCGTCAAATACATTAGTTACTTTATCCTTAACTTCTGAATTTGAGTTTCTTATACCAACTATATTCAGTTGAAATCCTTTTTTTGAATCGTCTGAGAACCACACATAACCTTTATTTTTAATAGTCTTTTCTATTTGATCTCTTGTAAATGACATGATAATAGTTTCTTTACTGTATATATTTTAAACAATTATCTACTTTGTTGCATATAAATAAAGTGATAAAAACTATTTTATTTAAAATTTCAAAGATTACAAAAAAAACTTAAACAAACAAGAATTTCAATTTATATAATAATTCAATTTTTTTATCTATGAATAAGTGTATTTTTCAATTATGGGAAGAGTCTCAAAGAGACGGAATAATATTATCGGATGGGTGTTCAGTGCATTTGAATGAGAATGAGAGAGATACTTATATTAAAATTATCTATTCTCAAAGAGATTCAGAAGTTCCGGATAGTTACGATAGAGTAGTAGGTCATGGTGTTGAGACTTTTATTTCAGATATTTTGTTTGAAAAGTTACTCAAAGAAAAAACAATACGTCTTAATGAGATTGAAAAGAACAATCTTATATCTATGGAAGAAATATTATTTAAACCAAATACATGAACTTTTATTTTTTTCTAGTCACACTTTATTATTTGTACTATAGGCAGAGGTTGGTAATAATTAATCCAAAAGATAGAGTTTATAAATTTAAATTTCTAATTTTAACAGATGCTATTTACTTCTTTTCTGAATTACTTTTTTTAATTTGGACCGGTTACATGTTTTTTTCTAATATTTATTCAGGATTACTTTTATCATCACTATTATTAGTTAGATGGTTTTTTCTACCACCCCAAAATCACAACAGAGATATTTTTTACTGTGTTTTAAGGATGTTAATCTTGTGTCTAGTTTAGAGATTAAATCTTTTTAAGTGTTCTTCTGTTATAATTATAAAATCCCAACCTTTTTTCTCACAATAAGAGATCATTGTTTTCCATTTTTCACTATTCTTTTGCGCCATTTTTAAGTCATATTCAAAATTTTTCAATTTTTTTATTGAACTTTTTGAATCAGGTACTTGAAGTTTTTTTTCTTGAAGATTTAAAACCATTTTATATTCTTTCATTGGTTTTACTTCTGCTATTACTTTTTTTGTCATTCCATTTCCTTGATCAATTTCATAATAGAAATCCGGATAATAAGTGTGATTTTTGACCCTTATATCACCGTTATCAAAGTGAGTCATTTGATAGGGTATTGTTATACATTCTGCTCCCCATCTTACTACTTTTTCACTCGCATCTAGCCAAGTCATAATTTTGAACTCCCAAGAGCTTCTATAATAGATTCCTCCTTGAGAATTAAGTTTCACAACTTTGTCTTTAAATTTAGGTATGAAATTTCCTTGGTGGTAGTTACTATTTTTTGGCTGACTATTTAACATATTAATATATATTTCTAATGGCTGCTTTACAAGATAGAATAGATCTGAATCAGAAAGTTTTTGGTAAAAATATAATCGATTTTTACAAAAATAATGTAGCTTTTATGGTTGATAAATATTCAAAATCAGATGATATGTGTACGGCTATATCGGTTCGAGATATTTCACCAGGTAGATTTTATTTTTTTCACTACGATGATCCTTCTAATTGGGTCAAATATTCACCAGTTTTTGTAGTGGATTATAAACAAGTTAGAGATATGTTCATAATACTAGCAGTTAATTTTAATTTTATACCACTTGAAATTAGATCTGGACTTTTTGATAAATTTATTTTAGAGAAAAATTTTATAGATAATGATGCACTTGAAGTGGACTTTCAGGGAGTTTATAGAGAATTGGTAAGATTCGGATTCGAATATTCAATTCTAGAATATAATGCTATACAATTAAAATTAGTGCATCAAATAAACCTTGAGCTACTCGCAAGATTTCTATACTCATCTCATCCTAAAAACACTTATGATCCTAATAAACTTATGGAAATTTGGACAAAAAAGATTGAAACCAGAAAAGAAAGACATGAGGAGCTAATGGCATCGGTCTTATCAGAGTTTTACGAAGCAGATGGTATAATTTCTCAAAAATATGAAGCTTTAGAGTCACATATAAAAAGGCTTCAAAATAGTTTAAATAGATTCAAGAACAAATAAATTAAAAGTTTATATAAATAATAAAATATTTATATTTTCATGAAAACAATTTTTCTCGAGTATATATGGTTAGATGGTAATTATCCACAAAAATTGAGGTCTAAAACTAAGATTGTTCAATCAAAAAATGAAGATAAACTAAAACTATCAAATTGGGGATTTGATGGATCTTCGACTAGTCAGGCGGAAACTTCAAAATCTGAAATGGTTTTAGTTCCAGTGAACAAGTTCAAAGATCCTTTTAGAGAAAATGGATATCTTGTTATGTGTGAAGTTTATAACACAGATATGACGCCTCACTCTTCAAATAAAAGGTCAATTTTAGCTGAGACTGTTCAAGAATCAGATGAGGGAACTATGTACGGATTCGAACAAGAATATATTATTTACGATAATAAGACAAGAAAACCACTAGGTTGGCCAAAAGAAGGATTTCCAAGACCACAGGGTGATTATTATTGTGGTGTAGGTGGGTCAAACGTATCTGGTAGAAAATTTGTAGAAAAACACGCTGAGTATTGTATTTCTGCTGGGCTATCATTCACCGGTATCAATGCTGAAGTTATGTTAGGTCAATGGGAATATCAAATTGGGCCTGTAGAAGCTCTAGATGGTTCAGATCAACTCTGGATTTCAAGATACATACTTGAGAGATTGTCCGAGGAGTTCGATTACACTATTGAATTACATCCAAAACCATATCAAGGAAATGATTGGAATGGTAGTGGAATGCATGTTAATTTTTCTACTTCTGATATGAGAAAAAATTTAAAAGATAAAAAACAGTTAATTGTTGAGGCTTGTGAAAAACTTGGAAAGTCTGTAGAAAATCATATAAATGTTTACGGCGTTGGAAATGAACTTCGATTGACTGGTGCAAATGAAACTTGTTCTATAAGTCAATTTAAATATGGAATTGGTGATAGAACAGCTTCTATTAGAATACCTTATTCAGTTACTGATGATTCAACTCCTGGATACCTTGAAGATAGAAGACCAGCTTCCAATGCTAATCCATATGAAATATGTGATGTGATGATCAAAACAATTTGTGAAAATTCAGAAGTTGGAATCTAATATTGAGTCCGATTAAATATCGGACTCTTTTTTTAATATATAAACATATATTTGAAAATTTTTTAAAATTTTAATGGCATCAACTTACAACCCTCTAAATCAAACTAGCAATACACAGTATTTTAATTCAGCTATAGAAAATAGAGGTCTTTTTAGTAGAATACTTAGAAATCTTTCATCCTGGGGAATGAACTATGATGATATGATTATGCGTAATCAAGTTGGTATAGGAATTAATGAAGATCCGTATTCTCAACAAGGAAATTCTATGTATGACTTTTTTAGTAAAAGAGCAGTTGCATCTGTTCTTAATAGAAAGTCAATACCATACCTAGATAGATCCTATGCTGATAAAAGAAGAATACTTAGAGAATACTCTATTAAAGATGAAATTAGAGATTTCGTCTCAACAGTTTGTGATGAGGCCATAATATATTCAGAAAAAGATTTTTGCGCTCCTAAAAATTTATCAAACGATCTTTCACAAGATATTAGAGACAAGTATCAAGAATTTTTTGAAAAAATCTATAACAGATTCGGATTTTCTGATTCTGTAACTGCCTGGAACTTGATGAAGGATTTTTTAATTGATGGATATGTTGCAATGGAAATAGTTTGGGATGATAAAAATAAAAATATTATACATTTCAATCGATTAAGACCAGAGACCTTGGTTCCGGCTTATGAACCTTCTATTGGTAACTTATGGATTCAATATCCTGAAGATCCACAACTTAGAAGAATATTTTTAGATTCTCAAATTGTATTCATATCTTATACAACACAAAATGACTATTCAGAAACATCTTATGTAGAAGGTCTAATAAAGCCATATAATCAACTAAAAATAATTGAACAAACAAAGATTATGTTCAATATTATTAATGCTACGGTTTATCAAAAATTCACGATACCTGTAAAAGGACTTTCGAGACAAAGAGCCGAGGAACAAATAGGTCAATTAATAAATGATTATTCTGAAGAAGTTGAGTGGGATGATACATTAGG